TATAATATTGAAGTGTTCTATAATCAATTGGTGTTCCATCTTTTTGCCAAGGTGTTTTTATATGTATCAATATCTTACCGTTTTTTGTTTTAGTATCTTCTTTTTCATTTATTACTAATTTTTCACCAAAATCGGTCGTAAATACTTCACTGAAATTCTCCATTAATTCAGAAAAAAATGGTTCATTATTAAAATCATTTAAAAATTTTATTAACTCTCTCTTAATTGTTATGATGTGCACTTCAGTTATTTCCTTAAAAATTATATTCATATCGTAATCACCAGGATAATTAGATTGATCGAATATTGTTGGTAATTTAGGTTTTTGAAAATATTCTGTAAAAAATCTTTCATATAATTCTATTGATTTTCCTCCGAACAAATATATGTTTGGTCCAAATGGTGCAAATAGAGTTTTAATAATAGGAGGACGATATAGTATTTCAACAATCTTTAATTGTGACGTTATTCTTTTAATGGTCTCAAATAAAGTAAAAAATAACAAATCCAGTGTATTTCTGTGCTTAAATACAAACTGTTGCTGATTTGTATGTGGTTGTTCATTGGCTGCTGCCATTATACTATAATAATATAACCATATAAAAAAATTGATAAAAGTGAATTTAATTAATTTTTTTATATGCAGCCTTATGGATTTATTCGGTTTGGATGAGAAACATCCAAACCGAATAAATCCATAAGGCTGCATATAAAAAAATTGAAAAAAAAATATTAACAAGTAATCAATATTGCTGATGATTAAAATGATAATAAATTATGAAAAGACGAAAAAACAATTGAAACGTGATGGTTTACATTTAATGAATGTGGAAGACCAAACATTTGAATTATGTACTATAGCACTTATGCAAAATGGACGTGCATTAAAATATGTAAAAAATAAGACAAATGATTTATGTATGATTGCAGTTGAACAAAATGGAATGGCATTAAAATATGTGGAAACCCAAACAGAAGAACTATGCAGATTAGCCGTTATCAATTGTGGGAGTGCTCTGCAATATGTTAAAAATCAAACATACGATATATGCCTGAACGCAGTAAAAAATGATGGTTATGCATTAGAATTTGTTGAAAATCAAACAGAAGAAATATGTATAGCAGCTGTTAGAAATATTGGTATTATGTTACAATTTGTTAAAAATCAAACTAATGAAATTAATAAAGCAGCAATTATGAGTGATTCACACGCATTAAAATATGTTGAAAAAAAAACTGATTATTTGTGTAAATTGGCTATTATCCATCAACAAAATTACCATGCGTCTCCATTACAATTTATTGAAGACCAAACTGAAGAAATTTGTATTATGGCTATAAAAAAAGATCCACGTGCTTTTTGCTATGTCATAAACCAAACAGACAACATACGTTATACTGCTATTCGAAAAAATCCTGACCTAATATGCCAAATTGAAAACCCAACATTTAAAATGTGTGAATTGGCTATAGTATATAGACGTGCGTTCGACAAAGAAAATGAAAATGTATTAGATGATAATGAAGAAAAGTTTGATAATTTTGACTGGTTCAATGACAAATATAAACCATTTTTAAATGATTATATTTTAGAAACCAATTGGTATGAATCATTTATTGTCTCTTTTATTCGAAACAGATTGGATAACAAACCAGTTCGAATTAACAAAGTGATCAAAAAAATAAGAATCGAATTGCCAATAGATATTATCGACATGATTTCAAGTTTTTTAGTCCCACCTGTCTATAAATTGTGCGGAAATATTGACCCAATAAGAGTAACCAATCACGATTGGTCTATGTTTTTGAAATGTCAATTCGAACAAATACCAAATTATGTTTCTGACGAAGTGCTAAATATGTTCACATTAAATAAAGAACTATATAGACTTCTGATTGATGACACCACACAATTTATAGATAATATATTATTCTAAATTATAGTCCAATTTTAATTGATTAATTTTTTTATTGTATTGAAAATAAACAAATAAACTACAATATTTTTTTATCATATCATACAAAATCATTAAATTCATTCGAATAAAGTGATACTAATTCGCCTCTTCCTATTGAATTTTGCCTAGCAGTATTTTGACTATTTGAATAATCTAATTGATTAAATCTATCTATTAATGTTTGTTTATCAATATTACATTTTATCCAATGCCAACTTTTGGGTCTTAAAGTTGCAAGTTCTTCTAATTGAATCTCTCCACATTTACCTCCATAAGCTTTAATCGCAAAATCTGCACCATTTGGTGGTGTCGGCTGATTATTCTCATCTAATGGACCAAAAGGTAGAAAATCCCAGTCTTCGTGTGATGTTTCTAATAAAATGTGTTCGCGTAATACATCTCGTTTTTCCCATATTTGAAAACAACATTTGACAGACATTGGTGGTTCAAAACTACACGGTTTCATTGGTATATCTTCATCTAATATTAGATGAAATCTATTATCCAATTTATTTTGAACTGATATACGTCTAAATGTTTTAGGAATTATGAAAGCAATTACTTGAGACCATTTTGCTGCGTGATTAAAAAATTTGATTGCTATAGAACTGATTCTACCAAAAGGTGGATTACCAATAGTTAAAATATTGGTAGATGGTTGTGGATTAAAAGTGAAAAAATCTTGTTTAATAATATTCAGTCCTTCTGGCATTATATCAAGACCTATTTTGTTATCAAGAGGTATTTTATTATAGAAATTACCTGAACCAGCAGATGGTTCCACTACTAAAGACCATATATTCCACTGATATTTTGTTAATAATGAAGCTATACATTTATCAACTATAGATGGTATAGTATAAAATTTATCAAATCCTTGTTCTCTTACCTGTGCAGCCATATATATTTATATATTTATATATTTATAACATAAATATATAAAATATCAATATTTTTCAAGTTCGAGTCCGAGTATTTTGACTACGTGCTTATAAATATTGTCTCTGGACATAGATTTATATCCTTGTTTTGCATAATCTTTTTTCCATTTAGCGTTCATCTTATTCATTTTTTTTAAATTACACTCTTCAGCTAATGCATTCGAAACATTTTCTATATATTTTTTATTATTACTAACTAGATATTCCATATCTTCTTCTGAATTAGCCCAGTCTAATAATAGTCTCCTGCATTTTTGTTTTATTATTGTCGCATCATCTAACTCTATATAATAATTATATGTTGAATGCATATTATAATATAAATTTTTATGCCACCATGGCATATGATTCAGACCAACAAATATTAATGGTTTTTTAGAGTTTATATTAACAAAATCGTCTATATAATTTTGATATGCATCTTTATCAATTATATTAAATTTTTTGTTTTTATAATGCTCTTTAATAAATTCTCTTCTCAAGTCATCTATATCTTTTACCACTATTTTATTCCCAAATTTCTCTTTTAACTTAAGACCAATTGTAGTCTTTCCGACTCCAGATGGACCTGTTATATGGAATATCATATATATCATAGTAAAATAAAATAAAAATTAGTATTATTATAATGTATATGATTTAAAAAACTATTTCGTTGTTCCATATTATGAAATATTAACATTTAATTTAAATAAAATAAATTTATGAGTTATATGGATGCTGGATGGATCATTGAAAAATCATATTTATTATTTCCAATTATATGATATGTTATGTAGGTCGTCAGACTAAATAATATTCCACCCCATAATGTGTCTATTATCACTGTTTTATAGTTCCAATTTTTTAATAATGATTTTGTTGTTAATTCATACACACCATATTCAATAATACCCAGTAAAAATGCATCTTGTATAGATTTATTATCCTTAATAATAAAATAATATAGTCCATATATTAAAAAAATATAGCACAGCAATGCACTAAAATAATCCATTTTGATTGGTGACTGTTGAACTTGTATAATTTGATCATTAAAAAATTTATTATTTATGTATAAAAATATAGCATCTAATATGGCCATGATTATAGTAATTATCACTATTTTATTAAACATTTATTATATTACATATTGAAAATATAATAAATTTATTAAATATAAAATATAAACGGATCAATGGATCAATGGATCAATGGATCAATGGATCAATCGATTAATAGATTGATTGTGTGTTGTTTGATGTGAAATATCTATTAATATATATTAAGAGAAAACCTGGATCAATTTTTTAACACTTTACTAACAAAAAAATCAATTAAATCTTCTGTGTTATCAATCAATATAATTTGTAAACATTCGTCTTTAGGCAACAACCATTTCGTTTCACAACACCATCCAAAATATTTTTTATATAATTTTGGATATGTTAATTCAAATTCTATTGTTATCCGATTAATTATATTGTAAAAATTAAATATATCTTCTTTTTTTATTATATCATCAACAGATTTGCTCGTTTTGTAATATCTATAAAATTTTTTGATTGCTTTTTTTCCTTTCGGAAACATTTCAATATATTTAGTTATTTCATCATCACAAAAATCTATATGATTTTTAAATATTAGTTTTAATCCATCACTAAACTGGCTCGGATTTTTTTCCCAAGGTAGTTTTTTATTTAGTTTTTTACAATAGTTCATCAAATAGGTAAAATTTGAGATCACAACCATCAAAGAATTATATAGTTCCATAAAATACCATTGTTTATTATCTTTTATAAACCTTTTTGTGTAACTATTGTATTTCATATTAAATTTTTTATGTAATACCTCACCATAATCTATAGCTGACAGCTGATATCCATTATATTTTATTTTAATTCCATTCATAACAAAATATTTTTTATTTGTTTTATTTATCATTATATTATCTGTATGTAGGTCATTGTGCGAGTATCCACCTTTCTTTAGTAACATTATGATGTGTATGATCTGCATCAATATTGAATATATTTGTTCTAAATTTAGCTTGTGCCAATATTTTATTAAGAATTTACCTAATGTTAATTTTCCTTTGTATTCTAACAGATATTTTACACACCATTCGCTCTCATCCAATTTCTTTAATCTTTGAGCAAATTCATTTTTTTTGTCATTCATATCTATCTTAAATGGTCTTATCTGTTTATGAGTACAATCATTGTATATTTTATAATTATATAGTCTTGTAAAAAATAATTGGTCTTCAGATGGCATCTTACTTATATATTTATATAAATCAAGTTCACGCCATAATTCATTACTATAATCTTTGTATTGGTCTTTTTCTAAAATGTGTTGGATTTTTAGTGCATATTCTTTGTTTTTATATTCACATAAATAAGTGGTTCCAAGCATACCTGCGCTTAATTTTTTTATGATTTTTACATTGTCAAAATTATAATTTTGCATTTATAAATTTATAAATTTAATATATATTTTATTTTATATAACAATGGATATTATATTTTTACATTTACCAACTATGTATGATGAACCTAAAGTTCCTGACAATCTTAAATACATAATTAAAAAA